CCGCTGTTATAGGTGCATATGAAGCAGAGGATGCAGGCGGTAATAATAGTGGATTTGTGGCTGTATATGATTTAACAGACGGTAGTAGAACCTATAGTGTTGCGAATCCTAACCCTTTTGGTACAAGTTTTAATGACCAGTTTGGTTATAGTGTAGATATATCAGGAGATAACTTTATAGTAGGTGCGTATCAAGAAGATACAGATTTAGTGAGTGGATTGGCTTCGGGTAAAGCATATATATTTAGAACTAGCGACGGTGCTCTTTTACACACACTTGATAATCCAAATTTATCAGGCACTGATACAGATAACTTTGGTGCAAGTGTAGCAATATATGGTAACTATGCGGTTGTAGGAGCGCCAAACGAACAAGAAGTAGGAGGCACACTTTATAATGCTGGTGCTATTCACGTTTATAATGTAACAACAGGTGCATTGTTGTTTAGCAGAGCAAATCCTAATACAGGTGCTGATAATCCTCAAGATGCCTTTGGCAGAGGGCTAGATATTAATGATCAGTATATTGTTGTTGGCGCAACGAACGAAGATACTCCTGCAAGTAATAGTGGTGTAATACACGTATATGATTTAACAGGAACTCTTTTAAGAACAATACAAAATCCAAATGATTACGGAACAGCAGAAAACGATGGTTTTGGCGGGTTTAATAGAGTTTCTATCAGTGGTGATAAATTATTAGCAGGGGTAAATGGTGAAGACGGGCCAGCAGGTGATGCAGTTGGTGTTGCATATGTATTTGATTTAACAGACGGATCATTATTACAAACTTTAAGAAACCCGACTCCTGTTGCATTTGATACTTTTGCACAATACGTTGATTTAGATGGCAACTATGCACTTATAGGTGCTCCTGGAATAGATAATCCAGGTGGTGATACCAACGGAGGTGCTGCATTTATATTTGATATAACCGATGGATCTTTGCAATCTACAATCATAAACCCAAATGTATTTGCCTCTACAAGTGATGGTTTCGGAACAGGTGTTGCTATAGCAGGAGAATATGTTATTGTAGGGTCATTAGAAGACGAAGCAGGAGCAAGTAATGCTGGTAAAGCATATGTGTATAAAGGCGTTGCAAGTGGCGGTGGTGGTGCTGCAACTTACTCATTAGATGGTGCTACACAGTCTGCCACAACGCAATTACCAGGCGGTGCTTTGAGATATCTAAATTACAACGCAGATGGAACCGAAGTGACAACCGCTTATAGTAGTGGCAAACAACTATACACAGTAGCATTACCAACGCCTTATGATCCAACCAGCGGTGTTGCTAATTATGATAGCGGAGATCCATATGCACTTATTAATATTACAGCAGGTTCTGTAGCAGGCTTCCGTTACAACAATGATGGAACAAAAGCATTTTTTACACACCAATATGCAAATTCATCTCCGGATCCAACATCTGGGCATATTTCAGAGTTTCCACTCGGCACAGCATACGATATATTTTCAATTTCTAGTTCTCCTAATGCCTTATACGATGTCACAGGAGATTGGTATGGGTCAAACAGTTTTAATATAACGGATATTAATTTCAATACAGATGGTTCAAAAATGTTCATCACCAATGCCGGTGGATTAAGTGCTTTAGGTATATTTGAATATGATCTAGGCACAGAGTTTGATCTTTCTACAGCAACTTATAGTCAGGGTTTTGATTTTGCAACTGATATGCCTTCTGATATACTACCAAGATTTGGCACCTTTAACAGTGCTGGAACTAAATTTTATATGGCAGATATCAGAGAAGAATATGTTTATGAGTTTGATTTAAGCACAGGTTTTGATGTCAGCACTATGTCTTACAACGGTGTATTTTTAGATATATCAGGCATTGATACAGGACTTACACAAGTTGGCTTAAGTCAAGACGAGACACAATTATATGTTACTGGTGCTCAAAATCGTAGAATATACACATTTGACCTTGTGCAGGAATGATAGATAAATATTAGAAAGAACAGGATTTAGAGAATGGCAAATAGATTTCCACTAGTAGTAGATACAGATGACGGTAACAAACTGAAAGAAATACCAATTGGTGATCAACTTGATCTTGCTAACAGTGGTATTGCTAACCTTACTGAATTGAGTGTTGCTGGTGCATTAAGCGGTGCAACATTGAGCACTACAGGAAATGTCAGTGTAGGTGGTAACATTGTTGTTACAGGAACAACCACATTGGGTGTTGCAACTATCAGCACAGTAAATGCTACAAATATCAACTTGGGTGGCGAAACTGTTAGAGTGCCTGTTCAGTCAGATTGGAACGAAGAAGATAACACCAGTCTTGCATTTATTCAAAACAAACCAGATATTGGCAATGTAATTAACAGTATCAATGACATTGGTGACGTTGATACAGTTGGCGCAGTAAATGGCGATATTTTAGTTTATAATGGCTTTGAATGGCAATCAGAAGCCAACGACGGAGGCACTCCAGAATCAATACAAGATGCTGTGTATGTACCAGGCATTGGACCAAACCCTATTGGTGTTAGAACACTGACTCCAAGTGGTAGAGGTAGTATGGATTTCCAAAACGTAAAAGCAGATCCATTCTATGGTAATTTCCTATATACGCCACCTAATGCACTTATCAAAGGCCAGCAAGATAATATCAGTGAATTGCTAAATGATTCGTTGTATGTTGATCAAGCATTCCTAACTGCGGTTGACAGTGTAACTGGTAAGTATCTTAAAGGTAATGATGTTGTAGGATTTGGTAGAATCACAGCAACAGTTAATACTACTACAGGTAGAGCAGAATTAACTTTTGATGATAGCGGATTGCTAACAATTGAAAGTGATACACTACAAACTGTTACTGACAGAGGTGCTGCAACAAGTCTTGCCATTGAAGCTGATGCCTTTAATCAATCACCAGCAAGTTCCAGCACTAGCACAATAAAATTTATCAATGCAGAAACAATTGATATTTTAACTAGTTTAACAGCAACTAATGCCAATTTTACTACAACAAATGGTACTATATCAGCAACAAATGGACAGGTAATTGCCAACCAAGCATCATTCTCAAACCAATTAGATGGTGGAAATATGAGACTTTCTCTTAATTCCTTATCAAACACCGCAGGTAATAATGTTGAGATCAACGGCGGAAGTGCTAAAGTTGATATTCAAGGCAACGGTTTGAACATGCCTAGTTCAGGGACACTACCGGGCTCACCAGCAGAAGGTGATGTATAGTTTAGCAACAACGCACTGTATATGTACGTTGGTGATGATGGATCGGGTGGTCCAGCATGGGTACTAATAGGTGGACCAGGTAACGCTACAGGAGATTATGGATTACAACTTCCAGTTTTTGAGGCGCCAGACAGGCCAAGTGTAGCAGGCGAAGGTGTGCTAATTTACAACTTGACTGACAGTGTTGTTCAAGTATGGGATGGAACTAGCTGGACCAACTTATAATCTAGTTTCTGATAAATATATAAAACGGAGACTATGATGGCAATTCAACAGATTAATGTAGGTGTATTAGCAAACGATGGCACAGGCGATGACCTGAGAGAGGCATTTATCAAAGCAAATCAAAACTTTGATGATTTAGATTTACGTGTTGCTTCTTTTACAGATATTACTGCTAGTAATTTAGGCACAACAGGATTTGATGTTTTTGCAGAAAAAGTTGATAATGATTTTCAATTTAGAAAACTACAAGTAGATCCACTTTATGCTAGTAGTATGAATATTAGGATAAGTGATGATGGCAATACAGTCTTCCTAAGTACTCCCCAAAGTAGAAGTAGATTTACAGATGGTAGTACAACTATTACAACGCCAGTAGAAACTCCTATTTTTGTAACAGGAGAAGAAGGTGCTGTTGTAACTGTGAATACAGTAGGACCAGAAATAAGAATACGCAGTGTTATTTCTGGCGAAAGTTCTCCAGAATTAAGTGCAAACTTAAATGCTGCTGATAACGAAATAACAAATGTTTCTGCATTAAATGGAATCACAGCTGATCAATTAGAAAGAGTATTTGGATTTGATTTTGGTGCAATACAAAGCAGTTCTACAAGTGTTATAGAATTTATTATATCTAACAATGATGTTGATCTTGGAGGAGATGATGACTGGTTTGAATCAGCTACAAGTATTGAATTTGGATCAGCAAGTGACTGGGGTGAAGGTGTGTAAATGTCATTACCAAATTGGACTAAGCTCAACGGTGAATTAGCCAACATTGAGGAAAGAGTTAATGTAACACTTCCTATACCATTAGCATCAACTGACGGTATAGAACTAAATGTTATAAGCGGTGAGTTACCTCCAGGATTAAGAATTGAAAATTTTAACTTCATTGGAACTCCTTTTGAAGTAGGAAGAACCACAGAATTTGAATTTGTTCTTAGAGCAAGTAACACGGAAGGTATTTCGGACAGAACATTTACTATTACTGTTAGAGGTGCTGATGAACCTGTGTGGCAAACAAATGAAGGGCCTTTGCCACTAAAAAGAAGTTTTAGAAATCAATATTGGGTAGATACACTAAACACCTCATGGGGAATATTTGAATCAGTTGATAGCACATATATAGAGCAAAGTGTAACACTTTATGAAAACATTCCTAGTAGAGAAACTGGCTCTAACGGAGATTGGGCATTTGTAAGTTCAATAGAACAATTTTGGTACAAAATTGGAGGGCGTTGGTATAGAGCAAATGTCACTCAATTACAAGGTGTTTTAGGCAGTGGTTATACATTTCAAGTTAGTGATAGTGTGCCTAATCCAAATATTGATCAGTTATGGTTCAACACAAATAAAACAAACAATGGATTAAATCTTGCACTGAGACGCTGGAATGATGACTTTCAAGTTTGGCAACCTGTACAATATACTGTTTCAAAGACTGCACCTATATCACCGTTTGATGAACAAATATGGATACACATTTTTGATGATACATTTGATTGGGTTTTAAAATCATATGATGCAAGAAACAAAAACTGGGAAGTTGTTAAGTTTGTTGATTACGGTCCCACTCCGCCTGATAGATTAAATACTGCATTTTTTGTTTTAGATAGTGCTCCAGTTGAATTCCAATTACAGGCTATAGACAGCGATTTACGTGCAGGTGAAAAATTAAATTATTACATTGCTGATAATGATGGAGAACTGCCACCAGGTTTAACACTTTCAAGTGATGGACTTATTAGTGGATTTGTAGATCCTGTTTTAGGACTAGATATTGATCAAGATCAAGGTTATGACATTGATCCATTTGATACAGGACCAAGTGATTTATTTGTAGCAGACGATAATGGATTTGATAGTTATTTTTACGATACTACTTTCTATGGGTTTGCTGAAAGAACAAGACTGCCTAAAAAATTAAATCGTAACTACACATTTACAGTTACAGTAGAAGATGATGTAAGTTTCAGTAAAAGACAATTCAGCATTTATGTTGTAGGTGATGATTTCTTACGTGCTGATAACACAATTATGAAAGCTGCTACAGGATTATTTACAGCAGATAACACATTCCTTAGAAATCCAATTTGGCTTACAAGTGGTAACTTAGGTGTAAAACGTGCAAATAACTTTGTCACACTCTACTTAGATGTGTATGATCCAAATGCACTACTAGGAGAAATTAGCTACAACTTACAACCATTTAATGACGATGGTACAGAAAGTGTGCTACCACCGGGTTTAGAACTTGACGGCTTGACTGGTGAAATTGCAGGCATTATTCCATATCAGCCGGCGGTATCAAAAGAATATAAATTCACAGTCGAAGCACTAAGACAATTTGTTGATACAGATGATATTGAAGAAATCAATACCAGTATTTTTGAAGATACTTTAAGTGGGCGTAGCAATATTAAAATTAGAAAAATAAGCCAAAATGTTGATGATGACGGAATTTCAGACCTACAAAAACTTTTAGGACAAGAAATTACTATTGATAATTTAGGTTACGTTGTAGAAGAAATTGACGACTTGCCTGAAGAATATGATATAATACAACTAGCAAGAGAATTAGAACCTTCTTATAAATTCAAAAGAATAAGAACTGCATTTGATGTAGGACGTGATAGTAACTATATGTATATTCTCGATGACTTAGATAATAGAGTTGAGAATTGGAAGAACAAAACTCTAAATTATAGTGCAAGCGAATCATATAAATTGATAGACGATTTGACAGATATTATTCCGGGAAGCACTACTCCTAAGATTTGGCACAAAATGGTAAGATATACAATTACCGCAGCAGATAGTGCAGGTGAGCTACAATTTAATTTTAGTGCTATAGGATTAAACGATCCAGGTGACGACGATTTATCCTATTGGTTGAGAAAATGGTTGGAATCAGAAGGCATTGATGTTGTAAATTTATATGATCTAATTTCATTAAATGAAAAACAAATTGTTTTCGATATTCCAAGAAATAGTAACATTGAAAATGTAATTTTGAATCAGAATCTTTTTACAACAGATGATAGCGTTTTAGATAATTTAGAAATACAAAGAAGCAGACAGTTTTTTAAAGTCTTTGTTGATAATAATTTACAACGTAACTTTTTATTATCAGATAAAGAAAATGAACTATCTGGAGTACAACTTACACTAGGTGCCGAAGAAGATACATTAATAAGGAAAAAAATTAATGTTACTCAGACTGAAGATGTAAGCACTATAAAAACATTTACTGTGAATGTTATTGGCGAAGTAGATAGCACTATAAATTGGATTACAGATAATGATTTAGGAACTCTACCTGCAAACCGTCCAAGTTATTTAAAATTAGAGGCAACTACTACATTAGTGGGTGCAAATTTACGTTATGATTTTATTGACGGTAGATTGCCTAACGGAGTAGAACTTAAAAAAGATGGAGAACTTGTAGGAAAAGCAAATCAATTTCCTACAAGCACAGAACTCGGCTTAACCGCAATAGACTCACGTGGTACAACTTTTGATGGAAGTACAACTACATTTGATAGAGTCTATACATTCCGTGTATTAGCCAGAGATAGATTTGGTTACAGCGCAGCTATAAAAGAATTCACTTTATCTGTAACTGACACAGACGATAAAGTTTATAGTAATGTGTTTATAAAACCTTTCTTAAAATCAAATCAAAAAACTGCATTTTCAGATTTTATTAACAATTATGAAATTTTTCCTCCTGAGTATATTTATAGACCATATGACGAAAACTTTGGAGTGCAAAAAGATTTAAAAACTTTAGTGTATGCAGGCATTGAAGCTAAGAGTATTAGGAACTTTGCTTCTAGTATAACACTAAATCATAAAAGAAAGAACTTTTATTTTGGAGAGCTTAAATCGGCTATGGCAAAAGTGCCTGGTACAAACGAAGTATTATATGAAGTAATTTATGTTGAAATTAAAGATCCGGCACAGCCTAGTGTAGGAGAAACTGCATTATACGCCCAATCAAAAGGCGCAAACAAACTCAGTATTAATGATGTAAAATTAGAAATTAGAGACGATACAACTGCAAGCGAGGAAGGCACAGAATTGTATGAGATTACAATGCGTGAAGGAGATCCAGTTCGATTTAGTGCCTTAGGAAATCAATTTACAATTATAGGTAGAGCAGACACATATATTGTATCAGCAATTGGACAAATAACAATTACTTTACAATCGGGACAAACTGTGGCTGTGAGAAGTAGTGCAAGTAGTTCAAGCGATAGCGGTGATCCATTTAGATTTAGACCAAAGAGCGAAGTAATTACTGTTGATAACACAGGTATTCAAGCAAGTCAAAATAAAAATGTAAAACGTTGGATTAGTAACATTGGCAATATGCGCAAACGTATAAATGATATAGGTGCAAACGATAGAGAATTTTTACCATTATGGATGCGCACTGCACAAGAAGAATTAGGCAATGAACTAGATTACGTAACTGCAATGCCACTGTGCTTTGTTAAGCCAGGACTAGCTCAAACTGTAATTGAAAACATTCAAAATAGTCAATTCAATTTTAACCAAATACATTACGATATTGATAGATATATTGTAGATAGAACAGAAGAGTCAGACCAAGAACAATTCATAGTTTTTGGAAACTACAAACTAAATGTATAAATACATACACTAGAGAGGATTAATTATGGCAAGTAATATTGTACCAGATACTATAGATGATGCTTATCCAGTTGCTGGACAGGATAACGACTCACAAGGTTTTAGAGATAATTTTAATATTATTAAGACAAACTTCACTTATGCAAAAAGTGAAATTGAAACTCTGCAGGACAATACTGCTAAAACTAATGCTGATAATGTATTTTTTGAAAATACAAACTCTAGATATGTGAGCAAGCAAGAATCAATCAAATTTGCAGATGTTGGCGAAAGAGTTGCCGACTACGAAGTAGATTTATCATTAGGTCATCATTTTGCAATTACAAATGATGCTGCTAGAACATTAACTTTTGCAGGCTGGACAGACCATGGCGAGGATGTAGCAGAATATCAAGAAATGATTGTTCATCTCACAGGCAACGGTGTATCACCACATGTGATTGCCTTTGCAGGTAAAAATGCAGCAGGAACCGCATCTGAAAATCTTTACGTGCAAGATAATGCAGCATTCGGCGGCGCTGCACAAGTTACTATGAGTACTAACGATACTGATGTACATGTGGTAAAAGCATACACATATGATCAAGGTGCAAATATCTTTTTTGAATATATTGGTAAGTTTATTAGAACATAATGATTCATCCTCATGAACACGAAATAAAAAATTACACAGACGCACAGCTTGAGCAAAAATTGCTCAAGTTAAATCATATGTATTTTATGACTGACAACCAAGAAATGCGTCAGCAAATGATACTGCTTATTGATGGCTACAAATTAGAACTTGAAGCACGTAGAGCAGCAGCAAGATTAAAACAAGAACAAGACCAAGGCGAAAATCCTCTTGACGATTTAATCAATGTAAGTTAAAATAGGTATATGCTATTGAAAACTGATGACTTAGGTATCCCACGATTTACAAATCGCGATTTGATCGATATGATTTATAGTGGCAATGTAGAAAAGTGCCACGTTGTTCTCTGTGATCAAAATGATGATGTAGATAAGTTTAACACTGCAATGCAAGCGCAAGGTATGAGCCCATTGCAAAAGTATATCCCATTAGATGTAGATCAAAAGACTTTTGACGGTGTGTGTCAAAGTGAATGGTTTATGCCACAAGAATATAAAGAACTTGATGTTTATACATTTGTAATGAACAAAGCAGGTGATGATTTAGCAGAATTAGAAAGAGTTGAAGAAGAACTTGCACAATTTAAAGTACGAGGTATGGACAACTTGCTACGCTATATGATCTATCTTGTAGATTTTATGCGTGAGAATGGGATTGTATGGGGTGTAGGACGTGGATCAAGTGTAGCAAGTTATGTGTTGTATTTGATAGGCGTGCATCGCATAGATAGTGTCAAGTATGATTTAGATTGGCGTGAATTCTTACGATGAAACACTTCGTAGAAATGGGGCAATGGTATATTACCCATACTTGCAATCTCAGTTGTGAAAATTGTTTAAGTTATAATAACTATAAAATCGGCGGTCACGAACGTTGGGAGGACAATGAAGAATTTGTCAAACTGTGGAGCGAGCGTGTATATATAGAAGATTGCAGTATCATAGGCGGAGAACCTTTTGCTAATCCTGATATACACAAATGGGCAATGGGTGTGCGCAAATACTTTGATACAAAAGATTTAAAAGTTTGCACAAACGGAACATACTTAGAACATCACATAGATAATATTAAACAATGGATTGACAATGGTATTGTGTTAGAAATACAATATCACGATCCTATGCACAAGCAAAAAATAGACGTTGCTATAAAACAAATACTAGGCAGCAATACACATAAAATCACAGGACGAGATTGGCAGGGCGATCCAGATTACTATGACGAATTTGATGAAATTTATTTTGTAGATAATCGTGTGGCTATATTGGTTGTTGCCAGTTTTGAATTTTATACACATACAATTGACGGTACAGGTGATGCAGAATTTACACACAAGTTTTGTGCGTGGCGTGACTGTCATTATTTTTACCGTGGCGAGTTGTACAAATGCGGTGCATTGGTTGGCGCACAAGGTATGGCAGAAAAATTTGATCTGCTTAACAAAGACATAATTACACAGTACAAACCAGTTAATGTTTTTGACAATGATTTAAGCAGTGCAATTAAACAACTGCAAAAGAGTGTTCCGCAGTGTGCTATGTGCAATACAAAGAAAATGTTGAACAAAACTTTTCCTGTTAGCCTAAAGAAAGTTGAATATGAACCTATACCTAGTGCAAGCCAGTGACAATCATGGACCTAATAAGTTTTTACCACTTGCTATAGGTTATCAATGGTGCTATGGTAAAAATGACAACTGGACACTAAAAGACGTACTAATAGAAAAAACAGCACCTGTGGATTATGTAGCAACTATGGAATCTCCTGATCTAGTTGCTATGAGCAGTTATATATGGAATTGGGAATACAATAGAGAACTAGCAAAACAAATCAAACGTAAATTTAGACAGTGCAAGGTCATCACAGGTGGACCACAAATAAACAAATACGATCCAGACTTTTTTGACAAGCACCCTATGTTTGATGCGTTTGTGCATGGTGAAGGCGAAGAAGCATTTAAAAGCATATTAGCAGGAGATGATTGGGAAACTATATCAAATGTACAAACACTGTACCATATGCCAGAGCCAGCAGTGCGTAGGAAAAACATAAATGATATACCTAGTCCTATACTAGAAGGGTTTTATGAACCTATTATGGCAAAGTATCCAAAAGACACAATGTTCCAAGTTACTTGGGAAAGTTTGCGTGGTTGTCCTTATCATTGCAGTTTTTGTGATATAGGTGAAGACTATTGGAATAAACTTACACTGTTTGCTATGGAACGTTGCAAAGCTGAAATAGAATGGATGGGTAAAAATCGTATTGAATATGTAAGTGTGTGTGATAGCAATTGGGGAATGTTAGATAGAGATTATGAACTTACTCAATATGTGCTAGATACAAAGAAAAAATATGGATACCCCAAGTGGTGGGATGCCACGTGGAGCAAAAACAATTTAGATAAAAATTATGCTATTGCAAAAGCAGCAAACGAAAGCGGTGAAAACATATTCAAAGGCATAACTGTGGCACTGCAAAGTTTTAATGAAAACACACTACAAATTGTAGATAGATTTAATTTAGATTTTGACACACTTAAAACATACTTTGACAAATACAAAGCAGATGGCATTCCTACATACAGTGAATTGATTTGGCCATTACCCGGAGAAACATTTGATACACTAAAGTCTGGCATACAACAGCTTATAGATGCTGGGCAAGAAAACTATTTGATGATACACCCGTTGGTAGTTACAGACAACTCACCAATGGGTAACAAAACTTATCAACAGCAGCACAATTTAGATGTGCGTAAAATTGCATTAGACACAGTTTATTTAGGTGCAGATGAAAAGTATATCACAGAATACACAGATGTTGTTTATGCCACAGGCACAGCAGATCATGAAACAGTGATACAAGGACATTTGTACAGTTGGCTGGTGATATTGATGCACTACTACGGTTGGGGACATTACCTAAGCCGTTACATAAAAAACACAGTAGGTGAAAGCGAAACTGACTTGTATTTGAGGTTGTTTAATTGGATAAAGAAAAACACGCATACTTGGTTATACAGTGAGTATGCAGCAACAAAAAAATGCTTTGAAGATGTATATGCAAAACGTGCATTATGGGGCAGACAAGTATTGGGCAATGATGATATATTTTGGGAATACAAAGGTGCAAGCAGTATTAGAATACACGAAAACAGATTTGACTTCCAAAGAGAAATGGAATGGTTTTTAAGTGAGAACTTTGCAGGTATAAATACTCGTGCGATTATGATGTGTAATTTAATAATGTGTAGAGATAGGGATATGGAATATCCTTTTGATATGAGAGTAGATAGAAAAGTTGCAAAAGCAATGTATGGTATAAATGCAAACTATGTAACAATCGATCATCATGACAAAGGAAACACTGGCAATTATTTTAACACAGCATATCATTATCAAAGGAAAAACGGATATTGGCGCTGTTCAATATCTGAATTTTGGACTTGACAAATATCATAAGTAATTGTAATATGCAAAAGGAGAGAGAAATGCCAATGAAAAATAAGGGTCGTAAGACTTATAGAAGTATGCAAGGCAAAGTGGTTGATCTTGATTTGTTAATCAAGCGCAACGAACTGACTCCTGCTGTAGGAAATGCAAAAGTAAATGCTAGAGGCGATGAATTAGGACCTGGTGGTAAGATTGTAAAAAAACGTGAAGAAGTAATCAAAGAGTATTACAATCAAGCACCAGTAGCACACCAATCAAAGAAGAAAGAATTATCTGAAGCAGAAGCAGCAGAGTTAGAAGAATTTGATAGCGAGCCTGTTCCTCCAAAACCTGCTCCTAAAGTTGAAGCAAAAAAGCCTGCTCCTAAAAAAGCAGAGCCTGCTAAAATTGTAGAAGTAGAAGAAGACGAATGGGTAGAAGATGAAGATGGTAACTTTGTAAAGAAAGGTGATTAATGAGCGAAGGAATGGGTGGTGGATTTAAAGTCACACCAAAAATTAAAGGCAAACTCAGCCCAATTAGAAATAGAGTAATTGTAAGGGATATGCACTTCGGTGAACAAGTCACCCGTAGTGGACTTATCCTAACAGGCGACGATGGTACAACTAGAGGTATCTATCCACGCTGGTGTCGTGTACATGCAAAAGGTCCAGAAAACACAGATGATTACAATGTAGGTGATTGGATCCTAGTTGAACATGGTCGTTGGACAAGAGGCGTAGATGTTGACGAAGGCGACGGAGAATCAACACTGCGTATGGTAGAAGCAGAAAGCATTATGGGCTGGAGTAAAGAAAAACCAGAAGATGTTTTTATTGGTGAAGAGGCATAAATGACAAATCCATTTGCAGATATTGAACGCTTTGGCTCGGCGTGTGATCAAGAGCCATCAGAAGCAAACTATGATATGTATCTCGGTCTTATTGCAGAGGAATATACCGAACTTGCAGATGCTATAGCAGCAGATGATCGTGTAGAACAACTAGACGCACTAATTGACATATTAGTTGTTACCATGGGTGCTATTCGTGCTGGCGGCTATGACGGAGAAGGTGCTTGGAAGGAAGTAATGGATACAAACTTTGCTAAGATTGATCCAGTCACTGGCAAAGTTCGCAAACGTGAAGATGGCAAGGTATTGAAGCCAGAAGGATGGAAGGCTCCAGAACTTGCACAGTTTATAGGAGACTAATATGGTAGCAAGAACCGCAAATATTGCAAGTCAAGCATACGACGAAGGCTTGCGTAAATTTATGATTAATATGTATAACCACACTGCTACAGGATTAGCAGTAAGTGGTTTTATTGCCTACCTTGTTTATACAACAGGTATGGTATACAGCATGGGTGCCTTAATGTGGGTGTTCATGTTTGCTCCGCTGGGCATGATTTTATATTATGGCTTTGCAGGACAAAACTGGAGTCTACAGGGCATTACACGTTTTTACTATGCATTTACAGCAGTAATGGGTGTAAGTATGAGCACTATCTTTGTGGTGTATACAGCGATGAGCATTGCTCAAGTATTTTTTATCACAGCAGCAACATTCGCAGCAGCCAGTCTATACGGATACACTACAAAACGTGACCTCACCACAATGGGTAGTTTTCTCATTGTAGGCTTGATTGGCATTATTATTGCTAGTATTGTAAACATCTTTCTAGCAAGTAGTGCATTTGCATTTGCAATCAGTATCATTGGTGTACTTATTTTTGTAGGTATGACAGCATGGGACACTCAAACAGCAAAGAACTTGTTCCTTTCTGCACCTAGTATGGAAGTAGCAGAAAAGTACGGTGTGCAAATGGCATTGAGTCTTTATTTAGACTTTGTGAATCTATTCCAATTTTTGTTGGCACTTCTTGGCAATAGGGAGTAGATAAATACACTAAAGGAGACTGCCGTGGATAAAAAAGCAATCACGAAGGCAATTATTAGAAGTCAACATTGCCAGCGCAATTGGGATTTGTCAAAACAAATACCACAAGAAGATTTAGACATTTTAGAAACGGCAGTTAGCCAGTGTCCTAGTAAACAAAACGTTGCATACTACAAAGCAATCTTTGTTACAGACAGAGATAAAATTGAACGCATTTATGAAACCACAAATGGTTTTGTAAAAAACTTCCAAACTAATGAAACTGTAACCAACAGTCAAGTGCTTGCAAACTTGCTGATTGTATTTGCAGAATCAAACGAAGAACCAAAAGAAAACATATTTGGTGATGTGTTTGTTCCTAGCAAAGATTTAGAAAAGCCAGAGGACTTGCTCAAAGACAAACATATGGCTGTGGGCATTGGTGCAGGCTATGCAAACATTACAGCTAGTATGCTGGGATACAGCACAGGTTGTTGTGCTTGTTTTGATCCTGCACAAGTAGCAGAAATACTGGGCATAGATACTCACGTTCATTTATTAATGGGTATTGGTTTCAAAGACGAAACTCGTCCAAGACGTGAACACCACGCAGAGGATTTTGTTTTTCCAACAAAGAAAAAACAAAACATACAAGTGGATAAATGCTAAACGGTCGGATACTTGACACAGGCAAAATACTAGTTCCAACATTACAATGGTATATCAGTCATACTTGTAATTTAACTTGTACAAATTGCAGTAATTTAAATAACTTTGCAATCACAGGACATAACACCTATGATGATACAATTGCTGCAACTTGGGCTGATCGATTACACGTAAATGACTTTTGTATTATAGGTGGCGAACCGTTTACAAATAATGATCTAAACACTTGGGCTTTAGGATTACGCAAACACTTTACTTGTAGAGATTTTAGGATTGTAACAAATGGTACACTACTAAAAAAGTTTGCCCAAGATATACCAAATTGGATTGCAAATAAGATTACAATAGAAATCAGTTTACACAGCGAAGCACACTTTGAACGTGCCTTTGCAGACATAGATGAAATATTGCAAGGCAACTACAAAAAAGTTAATAAAACAGAATTACAGCAGTTAGGTGTTATGAACCATATTGCTTGTGGATATGAAGATGCAATACTTGTGGATGATTTTCCTGCATTTGTGATCAATTACAAAACCAAATTTTACACTTGGGGAGTGCGTGGTGTAAAAGACGGAGTGTGGCAATTTTATGACAGTGATAGAGAATTAGCACACAGTAATTGCTGGCACAAAGATACACCATATATATTTGCAGGCAAAATGTACAAGTGTGGTACAATTGTAGGTGCTAAAGGTTTTGCAGAAAAATACAACATTAGACAAAAAGACAAAGACTTGATAGAATCTTATAGGCCTATTGATCCTATGAGCAATAACTTAGCAGAGCAAATACAACAACTAAATCACAGCATACCACAATGTACAATGTGTCCAAACAAAAGCAACACATTAGAAAAGATTCAACTTGACAAAAAGAAAATACTACCGTAATATAGTACAATAACAGACACGGAGTAAGTATGGCTATTCACGCAATGATCGATCTAGAAACACTAGACGTCACACCTGCCGCAGCAGTGCTAACAGTTGGTGGTGTAAAGTTTGATCCATTTTCAGACGCAGAACCACACAGTGAGTTTTATTACAAACTGGACATTGACAGTCAATATCGCAAAGTAAATGATGATACTATTGCTTGGTGGGGACAACAAGATCCTAAAGTACAAGAAGAAGCGTTCTCAGAAGAAGGACGTACAGCAATGGATACTTTTATTGAAATGCTTCCCAAATGGATGGTAGGTGTTGATGTCCTATGGGGACACGGATACGGTTTTGATATTACAATCATCGAAGATATGTGTCGGCAATGTAGCAAACCTATTCCTTGGCAATTTTGGCAAGTGAGAGATAGCAGAACATTATTTGCATTGGCAAAGACAGATCCACGCAAATCTATGCAAAGTGATTTGCACAATGCACTAGCAGATGCATACTTTCAAGCAAAAGGTGTGCAGATGGTTTACAAAGAATTAGGAGTAAAAAAATGACAGATGGACCATTTAAAGCAGCGTTTGACGCTGACACAGACGGAGTGATCCGTAGAGAGATTATCACATATCGTATGAAGAACGGTATTATGGTAAAAGAAGAAGCAAGCCGCGATTATTACAAATCAGGCGACTATCATGATTCAAACAACAGCAAACCACTGATGCATCAATAATATGGAGAATAGTCCTATAAACACACTACAGCAGTTGATGGCAATCACAATGGAAGAGTGTGGTGAACTTACTCAACGTTGTAGTAAAATAATGCGCAAGTATGAAACTTTAGACTTGATCGAAGAAGAACAACGTGTTAAACTAGTAGAAGAACTAGGCGATGTATTTTGTATGATGGAACTAATGGTTGATCATAATATCACAGACTGGATTGAACTGCAAGAACGAGCAGACGTAAAATTAGAAAAACTTAAAAAGTGGAGCACACTTGTAGAATGAAAGAACTATGGGTAGAGAAGTATCGTCCAAAGACAGTGGATGGTTATGTATTTAGAGATGACGCACAAAGAAATCAAGTTAAAACATGGATCAAAGATAAAACTATTCCGCATTTGCTTTTTAGTGGCAATGCTGGGATTGGTAAAACTACTCTTGCTAAATTACTTTTTAATGAGCTTGATGTAAATCCTTTAGATATTCTAGAAATTAACGCAAGTCGTACAAACAGTGTAGATGATGTGCGAGACAAGATTGTTGCGTTTGTACAAATGATTCCATTTGGTGACTTCAAGGTTGTACTACTTGACGAGGCTGATTACTTGTCGCCAAACGCACAGGCAGCATTGCGTGGTGTTATGGAAGAATATCACAGCACAGCAAGATTTATTTTAACGTGTAACTATCCAAACAGAATCATTCCAGCGATCCACAGTAGATGTCAAGGCTTCCACATTGCAAAAATTGACCAAACAGAGTTTACTGCTAGAGTTGCTGAAATACTGATCACAGAAGGTGTTACTCCGGACTTGGATGTGCTAGACACATATGTTAAAGCAACATATCCAGACTTGCGCAAATGTATCAATATGGTACAAATGAATAGTGTCGAAGGCAAACTTGTAAGCCCACAAGAAGGTGATAGTGGGGAAAGCGACTGGAAACTGGATATGGTAGAACTGTTCAAAGCAGGCAAGATACACGATGCTAGAAAATTGTTATGTGGTACTGTGCGAGCAGAAGAAATGGAAGAAATATATCGTTGGTTGTATGACAATATTGAACTGTTCGGAACAGACGAGCAGCAGGACCAAGCGGTACTAATTATTAAACAAGGGTTGGTGGATCATACCCTAGTAGTTGATCCAGAGATTAATTTAGCAGCAACATTGATTAGATTGGGAGCATTATGACATATATTGTAAATGACGCTTGTATTAAATGTAAACATATGGACTGTGTAGAAGTGTGTCCGGTTGACTGTTTCTATGAAGGTGAAAACATGCTGGTAATCAATCCAGTTGAATGTATTGACTGCGGAGTGTGCGAACCAGAGTGTCCAGCAGATGCTATTTGGCCAGATACAAAACCAGGTGCTGACAAATGGGTAGAGTTTAATCAAAAATACGCAGACTTATGGCCTGTTATTACAGAAATGCGGCCAGAGGATGTGCCCGAGGATGCAGAACAATGGCATGGGGTAGAAGGCAAAATGGAATATTTCAGTGAGGCTCCAGGACGTGGCGACTGATAACAAAAGTTTGATAAATGATATTGTAAGAGTAAATGTATTAGAAGAAGAAATTGAATATTACAAAACACTACTACAGCCTAGTGATACTGGGCATATCCATACAACAATAAATTTTTTAAGTCAAAGACTATCTAACATCAAAGGAGAATTAGCGGGATGGCCGTTCGATTAGTAAGTTACACGAAAGCAACAGAAGAGTTTGTAAAAGAAGGTATCAACAATGATGATTTGTTGGACCTAGTTGCATTTTGTGCCAGGGTTAGTAATCCTGCAAATCAGATGAATAGCGAAACAAGTGAAAAACTTGTAAAGTATTTGATTAAACACGCACATTGGAGCCCACTAGAAATGGTTAATGTGTGTATGGAAATTGATACTACTCGTGATATTGCACACCAAATTGTACGTCACCGCAGTTTTGCATTCCAAGAATTTTCGCAGCGTTATGCAGAGCCAGGTGAAATGGGCGAAGTATTTGTAACCAGTGAAGCAAGATTACAAGATACAAAAAATAGACAGAACAGTATTGAACTAGATTTAGGTGCAGAAGGCAATGCTGAACTAGTAGCTCGTTGGGAAGAATTACAACAAGATGTTTGCTTTACAGCAGGCAAAGCGTATGACTGGGCTATCAACAATGGTATTGCAAAAGAAGTTGCTCGCAAAGTATTGCCAGAAGGACTTACAAAAACAAGACTTTACATGAACGGCACACTGCGTAGTTGGGTGCATTACATTGAGTTGCGAGGTGCAAATGGAACACAAAAAGAACACATGGAGATCGCTTGGGAGTGTGCTAAAGTCATCGCAGAGATATTTCCTCTCGCAGCGGAACTCACAGATGCCAGCAACGGTTGAGATTGATATTGAATGGCATGAACGCTACGCATGGTGGCCAGTGCGTAGCAGTTTCAGTAAAAAACGCATCTGGTTGAAAAAATATCACGTAGGTGAAATCTTTTATGATGCAATGGGTAGACCACCTATAAAGGAAAAAAGTTGGAAACTCATTTACAGTGAAAATGAGTATTTGATGTATCTATTAAAACAGGATGAAGGCCGATGGGATCATCCTTTGGACAATAGTGTGTTTAAAAGTGTGCGAGGACCACATGGCCCCCGCCCTGGTAATTAAGCGTCTCCGTAAATAGCAAGAACTTCTTTTACCGCTTCATGTCTTTCAATGTCTCCTTTGTGGAAACGAACTGTGCTGATTCTATCACTTTGTCTTTCTTCTAAATGATGGATAAAATCAATAAGTCCGTTGTCTTTTAATCTATCTGCTTGGGCTAAATCACCTGTCACTACCATTTTACTATTAGTGCCAATACGTGTTAGCAGCATTTTCATTTGATTAGGTGTTGCGTTTTGCATTTCGTCAGCAATGATATAAGCATCTTTGAACGTTCGTCCACGCATATATGCCAGTGGTGATATTTCAATCACACCTTCTTTTATCATGCTTTCAATTTCACCTGAATAAAAATATTCTCTAAACACATCAAAGATAGGTCTTGTCCAAGGTGCCATTTA